TCGATCCACCATATGGAACATCAAATAAACAAACCAAAACTACTAGGGTCAGATATTTTTCGTATTATCATTTATGGACAACTATTATTAAAAACGATAAACCCATATTATTTGGAGCATCTAACAGACGAGAAGATGTATCATCTGATAAAAAAGAAGGTGCAATTTCTAAATTTGAAGATTTAAAAGATGATGTTGTTATTGAATCTTTTAATAAATTATTGGATTTTAATACAAACTATACACTAATTTCATATTCAAATCGCAGTAAACTAGATATATCTGACTTGGTAGATATAATAAAAAATAAACATGATATACTTGACCTATATGAATTTGAATATAAAGAAAATTCACAAGCTAATTCTACTATAAATTCAAAATATAAAATAAATTATTCGGAAAAAAATAAAGAATATTTAATACTTTCAAAAAATAAAAAATTATAGAATCAGTAGAAGAAATTTTGGACATCCTTGATAAAAATATAGTTTGTACCGCTGCACTTACTTATCATTACCGATTTGATGGTACTCCATCAACTTCATCACTAACCTAAATTAAATTAGGTGAATTTTTTGGATAAATGAAATCTTTTTCGTATCTTTGTAAAATAATATGACAATATGTCAGTATATCCCATATTGGTATGGGGTATGTAATATACAAACTAAATAATAAATTAAAATAAAAGTTATGGCAAAACAATTAAAATTTGATTCCGAAGCAAGAGAATCATTGAAAAAAGGGTTAGATACTCTTGCAGATGCAGTTAAGGTCACTCTTGGGCCTGCAGGTAGAAATGTTCTACTTCAAAAGAAAGCCGGTTCACCCCATATTACAAAAGATGGTGTATCGGTAGCAAAAGAAATCGAATTAGAAGATGTATTCGAAAACATGGGTGCTCAACTTGTAAAAGAAGTATCCCAAAAAACTGCAGATTCTGCAGGTGATGGTACTACCACTGCAACCGTTCTAGCACAAGCAATTGCTAAGAAAGGGTTTGAGTTCGTCAATGAAGGAACCAATCCAATCTACCTTAAAAGAGGTATGGATAAAGCAGTTAAAGTTGTGGTAGAAGAATTGGAAAAACAAGCAGTAGTTGTTGGTTCTAATAAAGAAAAAATCAAACAAGTAGCAACAATATCAGCAAACAACGATTCTACTATTGGTGATTTGATTGCAGATGCATTCGAAAAGGTTGGAACTGATGGAGTTATTACGGTTGAAGAATCCAAAGGGCTGGAAACCTCAATGGAACTGGTAGAAGGTATGCAATTCGATAAAGGATATATGTCCTCTCACTTTGTGACTAATCAAGATAAGATGACTGCAGTGTTGGAAAATCCTTATATTCTAACCTACGATGGCAGAGTTTCCAATATGAATGATATTCTTCCACTACTTGAAGGAATCTCACAACAATCTCGTTCACTCTTGATTATCGCTGATGATGTAGATGCTGAAATCTTGGGAACTTTGGTAGTCAATAAACTCCGAGGGTTGTTGAGTACGGTGTGTGTTAAGGCACCTGCATTTGGGGATAGAAAAAAGGCTATGTTGGAAGATATTGCAATCCTAACTGGTGGAACTTTTATCACTCCTGAAACTGGATACAAGTTGAGTGAGGTGACTTTGGATAATTTGGGTACAGCAGAGAAAGTAACCGTAGGAAAAGATTCTACTACTATTGTAAATGGTTCAGGCTCTACCGAAAACATCTCACAGAGAATCCAACAAATCAAAAATGAAATCGAAAACACTACATCGGATTACGATAGAGAAAAACTTCAAGAAAGATTGGCTAAGTTGTCAGGTGGTGTTGCAGTTCTTTACATTGGTGCCGGTTCAGAGGTAGAATTGAAAGAAAAGAAAGATAGAGTAGATGATGCTCTTCAAGCAACCCGAGCTGCAATTGCAGAAGGTATTGTTGTAGGTGGTGGAGTTGCTCTACTAAAATGTTCTGATAAGATTCAAAACTTAATGGATACTGAAACTTTGGGTTCGGCTGAATTGAATGGTGTTAAAGTAATTCAATTTGCATTACAAGCCCCAATTACACAAATCTTGGAAAATGCTGGTTTAGAATCTGAAGAAATTATTCAATCACTATTTACTCATTTTGATGTAGATGGTGGTGAAAATATGGGATTCGATGCAAAGACACAAGAATTTGTAGATATGTTCCAAAGTGGAATCATTGACCCAAAGAAAGTGACAAGAGAAGCAATCCAAAATGCAACTTCGGTAGTTGGTATGATTTTGACAACTGAATGTATGGTGGTAGATAAACCAGAGGAAAAACCAAAATTTCCGATGATGCCACAAATGATGTAAAATAAAAATGAAAAATTTTTGGTATACTCAGATTTTTTTCGTATCTTTGACTAAATTTAAAATAAATAACAATGGAAAAACAAAAATTAAATCGTTTCGTACAAAAGTACACTCTTGCTGGTTTGGTTGAATCAGTAAAATGGGAATCAAAAGATGGTTCTCTTTCAACATCTTTTATCTCCGATGACAAATCAGTTTTGGGTTCGGTAAGTATGAAAGAATTTGATGGTTCAGATGCAACTTTGGGTGTATATGATACTACAAAACTAACCAAAATGCTATCAGTTCTTGGAGATGGTGTAGATTTCGCAATCCAAGACATTGAAGGTAAGGCAGTTTCTTTAAAGTTCAAGGATAAATCAACTTCAGTAAATTATATGTTGGCAGACCTTTCGGTTATTCCAAATGTACCTGATTTGAAACAACTTCCAAACTTTGATGTAAAGATTAAATTGGATTCTACTTTCATCAATACTTTTATCCGAGCAAAGGGTGCTCTTGCAGATGAGAACAACTTTACTTTTACTTGTAAGGGTGGTAAAGGACAGATTATCTTAGGTCATTCCAACATCAACACTAACCGAATTTCTATTGATGTAGATTGTGAGTGTAATGGTGATGTAGAACCAATCTCATTCTCAGCAACTTATCTTAAAGAAATTCTTGTGGCTAACAAAGAAGCATCTGATGCAACTTTGAATATTTCAACACAAGGTCTTTCTCATATCCACTTTGAAATTGACCAGTATACTTCTGATTACTACCTTGTAGAGATTCAATCCTAATGAAGTACTTTTACGAACGAAGTAAATTTTCTGAGTTTAAATCCAACACTACTTATCATCGGTTGTTAGAAATGACCGATGATGAGTTTGTGTCTTGGGCTAAACTTCTTCGTAAAGAAGTGACTGAGCAATGGGATGTAAGTGGTACACCACCAGTTATCGGTAGGGATGAAGAAGGTATTATTGATTCATTCAAGAAACTTAAATCAAACCCTGCAGAGTATTGGGAAAAAGATTTGAGTGATGATGTTGACTCATTAGGTATTATCCAAAACTTCAACAAAGATGCATCGGTTGTGAATCAATTTTTTCCAACCATGTTGAAAACTAAAATCTCTATTGGTAAATCTGCCGATGGAGGTTTGAGTATCTATGACCACTTTGCTGACCCCGAACTTGAAGAAACTTTTGTAAAGATCATGAAACGAGCAGTGAAGAGAGATTCTATGTATTCTTGGTCTCGTTCTATTATCAACAAGAAAGATGAAAATCCTTTTTGGGATGGACAAGATGGATATACTTTTATTAAAGAAGCACATGACGGTAAAATCTTTAACGGTGAATGGAGTAATTCAGATATTGTCCTTGCAAGAGTAAAAGAAGAGACATTAGGTAATTATGGTACATTCAACGCAGAGTATGTTGGATTTGGTAATCTTTATTTATCTGGTACCCAAGTTAGAGAGTTGCGAGATAATGGTTATTTAAATCAAACCCAACTTGCAAATGTGGGTGATGTTCCTGATTACTATGAATTGGCAGATGGTACTCGAAAAAATTATCATTATCTAATTCGTTGGTATGATAAAACTGATGGAATTTTTCCAAAGATTCTTCAAGTATTCCGATTATCATGTGGACAACCTGCTGTGAATTTTCCTGCGTTAACTGCAAAGTGGATTTACGAAAATTATACTAATCACATCGAACAAAATGAACCACTACATATTTATGATTCATCTTCAGGATGGGGTGGTAGAATACTTGGTGCAATGAGTAGTAGAAAGAAAACTCATTATGTGGGAACCGACCCAAATCCTGATAATTTTATACCCGAACTTGGTATATCTCGATATGAATATGTTGCAGATTTTTACAATAAAAAGTGTGTAGATGATTTTTCAGATTCGTTAATTAAATTCTTTGATGTAAAAAAACAAGGAAATACTTACGAGTTATTCCAAGATGGTTCGGAACTAATTCAACACAATCCAAAGTTCCAAAAGTATAAAGGTAAGTTGGATTTAGCATTTACATCTCCACCATATTTTAATCGAGAACAATATTCTCAAGATGAGAAACAATCATTCAAAGCGTATGGTGAGTATGAAGATTGGAAAGAGAATTTCCTCCGTCCTACATTAACTACCATTTACGAATACCTTAAAAATGATAGGTATGTACTTTGGAACATTGCAGATATTAAAATTGGTTCCAACACGTATTATCCATTGGAACAAGATTCTATTGGTATTCTAACCGAATTAGGATGTGAATATAAGGGTAAATTAAAAATGTTGATGACTAGAATGGTTGGATTAGACCCATCAAAATCGGGTATTAAAAATTCAGTAATTCATAATGGTAAAGCGTATAAGTTCGAACCAATATTTGTATTTCATAAAAAATAATTAAAATGGCATTCTTTTCAGATAATAACGATAATAAAAAAGTAGATAATAGTTTGTGGGTGGAGAAATATCGTCCAACCTTATTGGAAAACTATGTGGGGAACGAACATCTAAAGGATAAAGTAAAAGGTTACATTGAAAGTGGTGACGTTCCCCATCTACTTCTTTATGGTAGAGCAGGTACTGGTAAAACTACACTTGCTAAACTAATAGTAAATTCTATTGAGTGTGACCATATCATCATTAACGCATCGGATGAAAACAATGTGGATATGGTAAGAAACAAAGTAAAAGGTTTCGCATCAACCATTGGATTCAAACCAATGAAAATTGTTATTCTTGATGAGTTTGATTATATGTCTCAGAATGCTCAGGCAATTTTGAGAAACTTGATGGAAACATTCTCTAAACATTGCAGGTTTATCTTAACTTGTAATTATGTAGAAAAAGTAATTGAACCAATTCAATCTCGTTGTCAAACTTTCCAAATCGTACCTCCAACTAAAAAAGATGTTGCGATTCAAATCTCAAAGATTCTTAAATCAGAAAATGTAAAGTTTGAGCCAAAAGATTTAGTTCCTATTATTGATGCAGGTTATCCTGATATTCGTAAAGTTATTAATACTTGTCAATTAAACTCCCATAAAGGAGAATTGAAAGTAGATGTCCAAAATCTATTGGAAAACGATTACAAAATGAAAATCTTGGATATTCTTAAATCCAAAGATGATGTAAGAAATCGTTATATGAAATTGAGACAAACCTTAATCGATAGTAGAGTAACTGATTTTACTGAATTATTTACTTTGTTGTATGATAAAGTAGATGAATACGCACCAAGTAATACAGCAAATGTTATTCTAGCGTTATCACAAGGACAAACAAATCATTTCCATTCCATAGATAAAGAAATCGCTATGGCAGGATGTTTGATAGAAATAAATTCATTATTGTAATGGCAAAAACACTCTTTGACCATATCAAGGCAGTAACCCAAGAACAAGATAAAAAGTATTGGGATAAGTTAGATGAATCGGATAAAAAAACATGGTCGAATTATATGATATTCCGATTCCTTTCGATGAATCCTGATTGGGTTGGTATGATTGCACAACTACAACCACATCTTCAAGAAGTACCACCTAAGGCTTGTTATCTTGCTCTGATTGACCTTTTACCAAAAACAAGGGCGTATTTGAAGTACATGAAGGCAAAGGGTGAAGATTCGTATGAGAAATGGTTAGTAGAATTAGTTTCAAAACATTATGAGACAAATACATTACAATCAGAAGAGTATTTGAAAATCTTATACAATACTCGTAAAGGTAGAGAATGGATAAAAGAATTGTGTGAAACTTACGGTATTGAAACAAAACAAATTACAAAACTAAAATTAAATATATAATATGGAAACAAATTTTAAACCACTTGGTGATAGAGTTTTGGTAAAACCAGAACAAGTAGAACAAAAATCAAAAGGAGGATTGATTCTTAACGATTCAATCAGTAGAGGACAAAAAATTGTAGGAGAAGTTGTTGCAGTTGGTACTGGGTTATTTTCTCAAACTGGTAATGCAATTCCTATGAGTGTAAATGTTGGTGATAAAGTTCTTTATTCAAAAGATGAGGCAACTAATAAACTGAAATTGGGTGATGATGAATACTTATTATTCAGAGAACATGAACTAATTGGAATTTTAAAGTAATGACATCAAAAGAATTCGTCCTTTGGTTACAAGGATTTACTCAAGGAGTACATGAATATAATATAACACCCAAACAATGGGATGCATTAAAAGATACATTGGCAAAGGTTAATGATGAACCGAACTATAATATCCACCCACCTTATGTTGATGGTAAAGGACATCCAAATCCTTATTACTATACAACAACAACTGCAAATGTGGATTCAACACCAACATCAGAGAAAAAGTTGTTAACTGAAAATCACGATTAAAATACAAGTTATATGAATTATCATCTTACTTACGATGACATCCAATTAGTACCACAATATTCTCATATTCCCTCCAGAACACAAATCAATCTTAACACTCTCGTATCTCGAAGATACGGTCTTTTAAATCCACTTGTTGCATCCCCTATGGATACAGTGTGTGGAGAAGAAATGGCGTTCAAAATATTTTTAATGGGTGGAGTTGGTTGTATTCATAGATTTATGAGTATCGAAGAACAATCACGAGTAGTAAAATCATTATATCAAAGAATATACGGAGAAGGGTTCGGAGGACCTTTCGAAGAGTGGGGTGTAATGTACGATGATTGGCATGCCGAAATTAATCTGATTCCAATCATGGCTGCAATAGGAGTATCGGAATTGGATAAAGAACGAGCCAAATCATTGGTAGAAAGTGGAGCCAACATTTTAGTGATTGATGTTGCTCATGGTCACCACAAAAATGTTATAGACATGATAAAGTGGTGTAAAGAAAATCTTGATGAGAAAGTTGATATCATCGCCGGTAACATCGCTACTGCCCAAGCTGCAATAGATTTGGAAAAAGCAGGAGCAGATGGGTTAAGAGTTGGCATCGGTGGGGGTTCACTTTGTACAACAAGAATAAAAACAGGTTTTGGAGTACCAAATGTTAGTTGCTTGGAAGAAATTATCAAAGTTGCTAAAACTCCAATTATGGCAGATGGGGGAATTAGAACAAGTGGTGATATTTCTAAGGCACTAGCATTGGGAGCAAGTTCTGTAATGTTGGGTTCATTATTGGCAGGCACAGAAGAAGCACCTGGTCAAATAATTGAAACTCCAAAAGGTCTCTATAAAAGATATCGTGGTTCGGCATCATTGGAAACCAAAGTAGTTAACGGACAGCAAGTGAGAAATGTGGAGGGAGAATCAACAACAATTCCATACAAGGGTGGTGTGAAGTTTATTGTAAATGGATTGTTGGATGGTGTTAAATCTGCATTATCTTATGGTGGGGCAAGAAATCTTGAAGAATTCAAACCCAAATATGTTGTTGTGACTAACTCAGGAATTAATGAAGCAAAACCACATCTTTTGTAAAGTAAAATGTTATGTTTAATTTTAAAAAAGAAAAAAGTATGAAAAACAAATTAAAAAACTTAATGAAGTTTAGTTTTGTTACTTTACTTACTATGTTTCTAAGTCTCACGGCTTATTCACAAGGGGTAACAACGGCTAGTATTTCGGGTAAAGTTGGTTCAAACGAAGGTGAATCTCTACCCGGAGCAGTAATTACTGCAATTCACACACCTTCTGGAACAAAGTACAATACAGTATCTAATTCCGAAGGTAGATATTTTATCCCAAATGTGAGGATTGGTGGTCCTTATTCATTATCTACATCTTTTATTGGTTACTCGGTATCCAAAGTAGATGGAGTATTTTTGAGTTTGGGTGTAACCACAAATGTTGATTTTAGTTTACTTACCGAAACTTCTGATTTGAAAGAAGTGATTGTAGTAGGTGAAAAAAATCCAGTATTTAGTTCCGAACGAACTGGTGCCTCCACTGGTATCACAAATCAAAACTTGAATAGATTGCCAACTATTTCTCGTAGTATTAACGATTTCACAAGATTAACTCCACAATCCAATGGCCAATCATTTGCAGGACAAGATGGTAGATTGAATAACATTACCGTAGATGGTTCTTATTTCAACAACTCATTCGGTCTTGGAAGTGGTTCTAATCCAGGTGGTAGAACTGGTGTATCTCCAATCTCTTTGGATGCTATTGACCAAATTTCGGTAAACGTAGCACCTTACGATGTTAGACAAGGTAACTTTACTGGTGCAGGTGTAAACACCGTAACAAGAAGTGGTACAAATGAATTTGTAGGTTCTGCTTACTATTTCTGGCGAAACAACAACAATGTAGGTACTAAGGCTGGTGTAAATACATTTAATCCAGGTGATTTCACTTACAAACAACAAGGTTTCCGAGTTGGTGGTCCAATTGTAAAAAATAAACTATTCTTCTTCGCATCATTCGAAGATGACCAAGAATCAAGACCAGGCACAACTTGGAGAGCAAACAATGGTAGTGAACCAATCACTGGTAATGTGACACGAGTTCTAGCATCTGATTTGAATACTTTGAGTGGATTTTTGAGTGATAAGTTTGGTTATGAAACTGGACCATTCCAAGATTATGATAATGAAACTCTTTCAACCAAATTCTTGGTGAAATTTGATTATAACATCAACGATAAAAATAAATTTACTGTACGATATAATCATTTAGATTCTTCTACTGATGTCTTGATGTCAGGTTCTTCTTCATTAGGTTTTGGTAATAGAAACTTCAGACCCGAAGCATTGAACTTCCAAAACTCGAACTACAGCATTATGGAAAACATTCGTTCTGTGGTTGGTGAGTTGAACTCAAGAATTGGAACGAATGTAACAAACAACTTGATTGTTGGTTATACTTACCAAGATGAATCTCGTGGTTACAAGGGTGAATTCTTCCCTATGGTGGATATTCTAAATAATGGAGCAACTTATACTTCATTTGGATTTGAACCATTTACTCCGAACAACGAACTTAGATACAAAACTTTCCAAGTTCAAAACAATCTTCAAATCTTTGCTGGAAATCACACAATTACTGCAGGTGGTACCTATGAAAAATACCAATCTGAAAACGTGTTCTTTCCGGGTTCTCAATCAGTTTATGTGTATAACTCTTTGGATGATTTCTACAAAGATGCAAACAACTTCTTGACAAATGAGAACAAAACTCCTTCAGGAGTAAACTTGAGAAGATTTCAAGTAAGATGGAATAACATTCCTGGTTCCGAAAAACCAGTTCAACCACTAGAAGTTGATTACTTCGGTCTTTACGCTCAAGATGAATTTCAGGCAAGAACAAACCTTAAACTTACTGCAGGTTTGAGATTTGATATTCCATACTTCGGGGCAACTGCATTAAGAAACACAGAAGTTGAAACTATGAATTTCAGAAACGCAGATGGTAGATTTGTTAACTTCAGAACAGACCAACTACCAGAGGCAAACATTCTATGGTCTCCACGAGTAGGTTTCAATTGGGATGTATTTAATAACCAAAAGACTCAATTCAGAGGAGGTTCTGGTGTATTCACAGGTAGACCTGCTTATGTATGGATTTCAAATCAGGTGGGTAACAATGGTATCTTAACAGGTTTTGCTCAGTTGGATAACACCACTACTCGACCATTCAATCCAAATCCAGATACTTACAAACCAACAACGGTGACTGGCAATCCAGCATCTTCATACGAATTGGCATTAACTGAATCAAACTTTAGATTTCCACAAGTTTGGAGAACGAATGTTGCAGTTGACCAAAAACTACCTTTAGGTATTATTGCAACCGGCGAGTTCATTTATAGTTCAGATGTTAATGGTGTTGCATATTATAACGCAAACCTACCAGTGGCACAATCTAACTTTACTGGTCCTGATAGTAGATATAGATGGAATTCAAGTAATAGAATTAATTCTAAAATCCCTAACGCTGTAACTCTTTCTAATCAAGCAGTTGGATATTCTTGGGTTGCATCTTTCTCATTGGAAAGACCTTTCACGAATGGATTATTTGTTAAAGGAGCATATAGTTATGGTGAAACTAAAAACACAGTAGACCCTGGTTCCATTGCAGCTGGTACTTGGTTTGGTAATCCAATTTCTCAAGACCCTAATAATCCTGGTCTTGGATTCTCTTCCAACTTCATGGGTCATAGAGTATTCGGTACTGCAAGTTATTCCAAAGATTTCTTCAAATTCGGAAACACATCAATTTCAGTATTTTGGGAAGGTAGAACTCTTGGAAACGCCAGTTATGTATATGGTGGTGATTTGAATAATGATGGTGGTACTGCTAATGACCTTATCTTTATTCCAAAGAGTAAGGACCAAATGAACTTCCAACAATTCACTGCTAATGGAAAAACATTCACTGCAGCAGAACAAGCTAATGCATGGGAAGCGTATATTCAACAAGATAAGTATCTAAGTGCAAATCGAGGTGAATATGCTGAAAGAGGTGCGGTAATTATGCCGATGGTTTATAGAGCTGATTTGGCATTTGCACAACAATTATTCACCAACATCAAAGGAAAGAAAAACGCTTTGGAATTCAGAGTCGATGTTCTTAACTTGGGTAACTTGTTGAATTCAGAATGGGGTATTGGACAAACATTTAATACAACACAACCATTAGTTGTTCCATCTTCAGCACAAGGCGGACCTGCAAGTGCAGATGGAAGACCTCAATTTAGAATGAGAAACTTTGGCACTGATTTGGTATCACAAACATATAGACCTACGGTAGGTGTATCCGATGTTTGGAGAATGCAATTCGGGTTGAGATATACATTTAATTAATTAAGTAGATATTTATAAATGAGGGGGAGGAGTAAACCCTCCCCTCTTTATTATGCATACATCAGAATTATTTACGGTAGTAATACCATCTTATAATGAAGAACGGTACATCTACAACACACTATGGTATTTATCAAGACAGAATCTACATACAAAAATTCGTGTAATTATTTGTGATGCTAATTCAACTGATAAGACATTAGAACACATATCCAAAGCCAATAACGATTTTGAAAATTTAGAGATAGAAATCCGAACAGGTGGTAGTGTAGCCTATGGTAGAAACAAAGGAGCAGAACTTGTTAGAACTCCTTTTATTTTATTTTTAGATGCAGATTCTGTATTATTGGATTCCGATACAATATCTGAAACTTTAAATAATGCATTTGATTTTGATATAATTGGATGTAAACAAAAATCTACCGTGAAAGGTATTAAACCTTGGTTAACTTGGAAAGTGTTTGAAATTATAAGAAAAATAATGTCACCCACTTTTTGTACCGGTTGTTATTTTTTCATATCAAAACATAAATTTTATGAATTAGGTGGTTTTGATGAAACAATACAAAACTCAGAAGATTTTTGGTTAAGTAAACAAATACCAAGGTCAAGATTTAAAATACTTGATAAGTATATTGGTCAGGATGATAGAAGATTTAAAAAAATGGGAAACTTATCATTTATAAAAAATATTATTTTAACTTATTCAAACAAAAATAATATTGATTGGTTTAGAAATGATGTAGGATACTGGAAAAAATAAATTTAAATTAAAAGTTATATGATTTTATTTTTAGGTGATAGTTTTACATGGGGTCAAGGACTTCAATATTATCATTTGGTTGAAAATGAGGGTTGGAGTTGGGATGATTGTAGAAATTTTTTAGAAAGTAAAAAACGGTTCGAATCATTAGGTTTTAAAGCAGATGAATTTAGACGAAAAAATTCATTTCCTTATTTAGTTTCAAAGGAGTTAAACGAACCAATGATTACACCACACTTTGAAAACGGTGGGGATAATTATAAAATTTTTAGACACTTGGATAATGTTAATATGTATGTGACCGTTAATAATATTAGTAGAGTAATCGTACAATTTTCAGCACCCACCAGAGGAATTCCAAAAGATGATAAAACTGATAATATTCATGATTTAATTAAAAACCAAATTATAACTGTCTCAGAAAAATGTAAAAATTTAGGTTTAGATTGGTATGCTTTTTCTTGGTACAAAGAAATGGGTGATATTCTAAAAAACGAATATACAAAACATTATATACCAATTTTATATAATGATGTTGAGTATGAATGTTTTGAATTTATGCATCACATAAAACTTCGAGATTTAACTATACAATTTACCAAACATATAGATGATGGTCATTTTAACTTGGAGGGACATCAAGTTATTGCCAATTCAATTATAAATAAATTAAAATCGAATATACTTGGATTTTAAGACAGAATTTCGTATATTTGTAGTATAAACTTTAAGATATGAAATACGATTCTAATAATCCACTAAGTGAAGAAGAGTTAAATAAACTCGGTGAAGAAGATTTTAATTCATTTTTAGACTACATCGATAGTAAAGCCGAGTATCTAAAAAAATTCACCAAACCCTTGAATACACATCAACTAAAAAAATATGCATCTATCGATGCTTCTATTAAAGGAGAATCATTGAATGATGAAGATCTCAAGAAACTCAATAAGTTGGGTAAGGAGAATGAAGAAATCGGGTTTGATAAAGAAGAATACCTAAATAAGGTAAAAAAGAAACACGATGTATTTAAAAGTACTGGTATAAAAAATGTAAAAACACATCGTTCCCAATGGTTCGATTAAACTAAAATAAAAGTTATGGCACAATTACTAGGAGGTAAAGGATTACCACCACAACCTAAACAACCTACAATCGATTTATCACAAGCAAAAGAAATTACTTGCCAAAATTGTGGTGGTTCAATTTTTATCAATGGTAACAAGTTTCTAAAAATACCAAAGATTGCTGCAGGTACTCCCCAAGATGTATTGATTCCGGTAGAAGTTTTTCTTTGTGGTGATTGTGGTGAAATTTGTGAAGAATTATTACCAAAAGAGTTTAAAAATAAATAATGAATTCAGAAAGTAATACTTTTTGTATTTTACCATTCGTACATTTGTATGCAGAACCAAAGGGTGAAATGAAACCATGTTGTATAGCAGGTGGATTTGATGAACCTTTGAATCTTAAAACAATGTCTATTGATGAAGCTTTCAACTCCGAGCAAATGAAAGAACTTCGTAAAGATATGTTGGAGGGTAAACGAAATAAAGTTTGTGATGTATGTTATAAAAGAGAAGATACTACAAATCATTCTCCTAGATTAGATTTCAATAATAATCCTCTATGGATTTTTCCAAAAGTAAATGATGATTATAGTGTACCATCACAATTTCAACATTTAGATGTTAGATTTTCTAATTTGTGTAATTTTAAATGCAGAATGTGTAATCACAATTTTTCATCCAATTGGTATGAAGATTATGGAAAGATACGAGAAGAACACCAACTTAAAGATTATCCAAAAATACTTAAAGTATCCGATACAATTGCTCAAGATTTAAAAGTTCATTTATCAGATATAAAAAGCATTTACTTTGCAGGAGGTGAACCTTTAATTATGCCAGAACATTTTGAAGTTCTTAAATATTTGCATGATACTATGCTAATTCAAGAATTTCAATTAAGCGCAACTGAATTTTTTTCTGCTAGAAGTTTATCTATACATTATAACACAAATCTTTCAGTAATTAAATACGATGAACAAAGTTTGATTGATTTATGGAAAGGATTTTATAAAGTATTTTTATCAATTTCATGCGATGGTATTAAAGAAGTGGGTGAATACCAACGAACAGGTTTGAATTGGAAACGATTTGAACAAAATTTAAACACTATAAAAAAATACGCAAACCCTAAAAATGTGCAAGAACCAAGTACTGGTTTGAATTATAATTTTCAATATACAACTACGATTTGGAATGTTTATCATATTTTTGATTTTATAAATTATATGTTAGATAAAGAATACATCACAAGTTCTAATCATTTAGATTTTTATTACGCATGGGGTCCTTCATTTTCTGCTTTAAACACTTTACCAAAAACTGAAAAAAATAAAATTACATCATTTTTAGAAAATGGCAGTGAAACAAATAATCTTTCTGAAAAAACAAAAAGAGAAATTAAACAAATAATAGATTTTACTAATTCATTTGATGGTTCTTTTGAGGATGAGATATACAACAAAACAAAAGTATTAGATGAAATGAATAAAACACATTGGTCAGTTTTGAAAGGTGTCGATTTTGATTCGCTCATTCCTAAAAAATAAACAACTAAAGGTTTGGTATTCTGAAGTTTTTTTTGTATCTTTGTAACATAACGATATATAAATGGCAAAGGTAAGTTATTCCCAATACTCAATGTGGACATCTTGTCCACAACAATTCAAACTCAACTACATTGATAAGTTGGGCGAGAGTTCTGCAAACATCCACACAATTTTTGGTTCTGCAATGCACGAAACCATACAACATTTTTTATCAGTAATGTATGGTGTGACAAAGAAACAGGCATTAGAACTAGATTTGGAAATGATGCTGAAAGATAAGTTAGTAGAACATTTCACCAAAGAAAAAGAAAAACTAACCGAAGGAACTCCGTGTACTCGTGAAGAGTTGGAAGAGTTCTATGGTGATGGTAGACAGATTCTACAATACTTTAAATCCAAATTAGATAACCTATATACCAAGAGTGGATTTGAGTTAGTAGCAATAGAAATGTCACTTAATGCAGAAATCAAACCTGGTGTGCATTTTGTTGGTTTTATTGATATTGTATTAAAAGATATTTCAAGTGGTGAGATTATTATTATTGACTTAAAAACATCCACAAGTGGGTGGAACAAGTATCAAAAGGCAGATAAGGTAAAAACAGCTCAAATGTTATTGTACAAAAAGTTCTATTCAGAAAAGTATGATATACCATTAGAAAAAGTAAAAGTAGAATATCAGATTCTAAAAAGAAAACTTATGGAATCTACTGATTATACGGTACCTCGTATTTCTAAATTCATTCCCCCACATGGTAAACCATCGGTAAATCTCGCATGGAAAGGGTTTATGGAATTCGTGGATACGATTTATGATGATGGTGGATTGATTCGTACTGATAATTTTCCAACAAATAAAGGTAAGGCGTGTAATTGGTGTGAGTTTAAAACTAGAAAACTCTGTCCAATTTGGCAATAATTTTTCGTTTTTGTATTTCATATATATTTATATACAAAATACATAAAAAGGAGAGTTATGGCAGAAACAAAATTAACAACGGTAAAGATCTTAAAAGATGTTTACTCAAAATTTAAGAGAGTTTCATTTGATTCAAACATCACATTACAAAAGATTGTAAATCGTTCATTAGAACTTTATACCGAAGAAGAAGAGTTTCAAACGAAAATCAATGAATTTACAGAACTGCAATCAAGTGGTTCGCAATTTTAAAATAAAAGTTACATAAATGACAGAAGAAAAACAAAAGAAAAAGATTCTTTTATTATCAGATGATTTAAGAATGACATCTGGTATTGCAACCGTTTCAAAAGAATTGGTATTTGGTACTTTTGAAAAATACCATTGGATTCAATTAGGAGCAGCAGTAGAACATCCCGAAAAAGGCAGAGAAATTGATTTGGGTCAAGATGCAAGAGAGGTGAGTGGTGTTCATGATGCATCTCTAAAAATTATTCCTTGGAGTGGATATGGTGATGCAAATATTCTACGAGAGTTGATTATGAGACATCAACCTGATGCAATTCTACACTTTACCGATCCTCGTTATTGGAGATGGTTATACGAAATCGAACATGAGATTAGACAAAACATTCCAATTCTTTTTTATCACATTTGGGATGATTTACCAGATCCTAAATATAATAGAGATTATTATGAATCGTGTGATTGGTTGGGTTGTATTTCAAGACAAACTTATGGTATTGTAAACCGAGTTGGTAAAATCGAATCACCAACAAATAACCCATTACAAGATTGGCAAGTTTCCTATGTACCACATGGTATCAATTCAGAAACATTTAAACCAACTGAAGTACCCGAAGATTTTAAAAAAGAATTTTTTGGTAATAAAGATTACAAGTTCGTTCTATTTTGGATGAATCGAAATATCAAAAGAAAACAACCATCTGATGTAATCTGGGCATTTAAAATGTTTGTAGATGGATTACCTGAAGAAGATAAAGATAAAGTTTGTTTGGTAATGCATACTGCACCTATTGACCAAAATGGTACTGATTTGTTTAAAGTAGCAGAAACTATTGCACCTGGCTGTGATATTAAGTTCTCTGCAAATAGAATCAATCAACAACAATTGAATTGGATTTACAACCTATCAGATGTGACAATTAACATTGCAGGTAATGAAGGATTTGGATTAGTAACTGCAGAATCAGTTATGGCAGGTACCCCAATCATTGTGAATGTTACCGGTGGATTACAAGACCAGTGTGGATTTAAGATTGATGGTAAGTATCTAACTGCAGATGATTATATTAAAATCGGTTCTCTACACGATTGGAGATTGTGGGAAGATAAAGTAACTCATGGTGAGTGGGTAAAACCTGTATTCTCAAGAACTCAATCTATGGTAGGTTCAGTACCAACTCCATATATTATTGATGATAAAGTAGACATTTACGAAACTGCAGAGGCAATTCGTTATTGGTACGATAAAACACCTGAAGAACGAAAGGCTGCTGGTTTGAAAGGTAGAGAAGAATTTTTGGGTGAAATGGGATTGAATCATAAAAATATGTGTCAAACACTAATTGATGGTATTGAAACCACATTCGAAAATTGGAAACCAAAAGATAGATTTACTATTCATAAATTAAAATAAAAATGAAAGTAAGAATAAAAAAATTACATCCTAATGCAGTAATTCCCACTTATGCAAAAAGTGGGGATGCTGGAATGGATTTGACAATAACAAGTATCATATCTGAAACCACAACCGATGTTACTTATGGATTTGGTATTGCTTTAGAAATACCTTTTGGTTTTGTTGGATTGGTATTCCCTCGTTCATCTGTTAGAAAATATGATTTAGCATTAACAAATTCTGTTGGTG